GACGCGGTCCTGGAGCGCAGGCTAGCGAAGCTCGAGAAGCTCCGCGCCGCTATAGAGGCCAACCGCGACCGCATCAAGCGCGACATCGAGTTCTTCGACACCAACGACACGTGTCCAACGTGCGGCCAGCCGATAGACGAGGAGCACAAGCGCTGTGTCAAGTCGGAGAAGGCCGTCGAGGTTGCCGCGATCGAGCAGGGACTAACGCTGCTCGTCGAGCAGTACGACGAGAACAGGGCGCGCGCCGACCTAGTCATCCGTCTGAACCGAGAGATCGCCGGCATGGAGATGGACCACCACCGCCTGATGGTCGAGCTCGGCGCTAAGAGGGGCTACGCGCAGGAACTGGTCTCCGACATCAACCGCGCGTCCTCCAACCACGACTCGGTGGATATGGACGCCCTCTTCGACCTCGAGGAGGAGCTGGAGGGTGCGCAGGCGGTGTCCCGACGGATCGACGAGGACCGGGAGGCGTACGCCGCCGCCGGATCTCTTCTCCGGGACGACGGGATCAAGGCGCGCATCGTGCGCAACTACGTCCCCGTCATCAACAACCTCATCACGAAGTACCTCGCCGCCCTGGACTTCATGTGTTCCTTCGAACTCGATGAGAACTTCGTGGAGACCATAAGGTCCCGTTACAGGGACGACTTCACCTACGAGTCCTTCTCGGCGGGTGAACGACTCCGTATAACGCTGGCGGTCCTCTTCGCGTGGAGGTCGCTCGCCAGACTGAGGTGTTCGGTCTCGACGAACCTCCTCGTTCTCGACGAGATACTCGACAGTTCGTTGGACGACCGTGGTTCCGAGGAGTTCCTCAAACTGATCTCCCAACTCTCCGAGGGGACCAACACCTTCATCATCTCCCACAACACCACCGAGATCGTTGATAAGTTCGATCGGGTCCTCTCCTTCACTAAAGTCCGCAACTTTTCATCCTATACAACGTTGGGATAGGAGTTTTCATGGCGCCTTATGGACGACCTTATAAGCACACGGATTTGCCACCACGCGACGATCCTTCCTACATGGCTCTCTATCGGGAGAAGCATCGAGAGATCTCAAAGGTAAAAGCTAAAGCTAAGTTAGCAAAAGCCAAAGCTGAAAATCCAAACTATTGGAAGGACCGCTATGATCCTGAAAAGCAGAAAAAACATAGAGCTCTACATTTAGAGTCGATTATGGAAAATGGGTGGAAGCGTATTGGCATCATCGATATGACGTACGCGCGGTACGTGTCTGAGTTGCAAAAGCAAGGAAATAGATGCAAGATTTGTTGTAAGGAAGTCAAAAAGTTTCATGTGGATCATGACCATGAAACTGGTCTCTATCGAGGTCTGCTGTGTACTGCATGCAACATGGGACTTGGTATCTACGAGAAAAATTTGGAGTGCTTTGGGAAATATCTCACGGAGCATAAGGGTTGACGTCGAACATGGAACGGGGTATAATAGAATGAGTCGAGGAGACGAACCGCCCCTTGTCGTGGCGGTGATCATGGCGATCATAGTGATCACGGACGGACTCAACTGGGTGTCTCGAATCCCCAGCAGGATCGTTGCGTACAAGTACATGAGGAGGGTGACCGGCAAGAGCGTTGGGGACACCCATCAAAACATGCGCAGGGACGGGGACCTGAAATGAGAGTGATCATTGCCGGCAGTCGGTCCGTAACTAACTGTCACGACGTGTGTCGGGCAATCTTAGAGTCAGGTTTCGAGATCACCGAGGTCGTCTCCGGACACGCCCGGGGTGTCGACCTCATAGGGGAGACATACGCCGAGGTCGAGGGTATACCCGTCAAGACCTTCGTTCCCGAGTGGGAAGTGTATGGTTTTGGCGCTGGTCACTTTCGTAACGCTGCGATGGCGGACTACGCCGACGCCGCCGTGGTCGTGTGGGACGGTGAGTCCCGCGGGTCGAAGAACATGATAGAAGAGATGCAGAAACGGGAGAAACCCGTCTTCGTTCGGAGAGTGGAGAAGAACTAATGAGCGTATACGACGAGATTAAGGCCGAGCGTGAGTACCAGGACAAGCGCTGGGGTGTCGGGAGCGACGACACCCTGAATACCCCGTGGATGTGGTCGTCCTACATCGGCAAGTACGCCACGAACTGGATGGCCGGCACGTTTCAACCGCTCGAGGGACGCGTCGTCGACGGCTTTCGTAAATCGATGATCAAGACAGCAGCGATCGCTGTGGCCGCTGTCGAGAGCATCGACCGTCAGCGCGCCGGAGGAGGTAAGACGTTCTTCGAATGAGGCTCGTTAACGATAAGCTGCTGACGCCGTGCGAGAAGTTCGACTTCTCGTACCTGCCGTTCGATCCGATCGAGTTCTCAGGGGAGCTCGTGAGGTGTATGATCGACAGCCACGGCTACGGGCTCGCCGCCAATCAAGTCGGTGTGCCGTACCGTATTTTCTGTATGTTTACGCAGCCGTTAAATACGGTTTGCATCAATCCGATAATTATCGACGTCGGAGATGAGACCATCGAGCTCGAGGAGGGCTGCTTGTCATATCCCGGCTTCATCCTCAAGATGGCGAGGCCGAAGAACATCAAGGTGCGCTTTCAGAACCCCAACGGCGACACGCGCACCGAGAAGTACACCGGCCTCACGGCCCGCTGCTTCCAGCACGAACTGATGCACCTCGACGGCAAGCCGTTCTGGGAAGGCGTAAATAGGGCGCGCTTCGACAGGCAGCGCAAGAAGGCCCACCTAAACGTGACGTATTCGGGGAGGTTCATCGGTGAGGACACGAGCGGAGCGTCGACACCACCGACAAAGGATGGTTCATCGGGCCGAGAGGGTGATGAACCTAGGATGGTGGACGCCCTTCCTCCTCGGTGAAGTCACCGAGGAGGACAAGCGTCAGCGCGCCGTTAGGTACGCGGATAACCTGAAGAAGTGCAGCTGCTGGAGGTGTAGGAACGCTCGGGAGCTCGAGGGACCCCCCGTCCGGGAGCTCCGGTGGATGACATGTGAGGAGATAGACGAATGACACACCACAGCGACTGGCCGTCCCATATCAAGGACATGCACGAGCAGTTCAACACGTCCGGCGCCGTCGAGAAGATGGACGACTCGACGCTGTCCAACTTCTTCCAGTTCCGCGTCGATTGCATCGAGGAGGAGGTCGCCGAGCTGTACGCGGCCGAGACTGCTGAGGACGCCGTGGACGCGCTGATCGACATCTGCGTCTTCGCGATCGGCACGCTCGACGCCTTCAAGGTAGATGCCCACGAGGCGTGGGGCGCAGTCCTCGAGGCCAACATGAAGAAGCGCGTCGGGTTCAAGGAGGGGCGCGCTAATCCCTTCGGACTCCCCGACCTCTACAAGCCCAAGGGATGGAAGCCCCCGTCCCACGCCGACAACGTCGGACTGCTGTCGCGCGTGTTCGACGAGGACAAATTGGTTGACATCGACCTCGAAGCGTGATACAATGACTCATTGAATGGAGACTAGAGATGGCTGGACCCACACCCCCGATGGAAGTGCTCGAGGAAGTTCGCAACCTCATGGCCGCGAAGGCCAATGACTACCAACATCCCGACTCAACAGTGAAGCACGCGCACCACTACAGGCGCGGCATCGACACCATCCAGGATATGCTGTACCAGAAGCTCCTGAGGGCCCAGTCCCTCATTGAGTCCGACAAGCCTCCTAAGAACGAGTCTCTCGAGGACACCTACAAGGACATCATTGCGTACGCTTCGTTCGCGGTGTGCTGCGTGCGGGGCACGCTGGACGGGCAGGACCCCAAGCGCGACATGTTCAACCGACCGCGGCCGCGGAAAGGGACGACGCTTATCGAGACGCTGACGGGTTTGACAGAAGCCGAGCACAGTGCCTACGATAAGCTGCCGTCCGACGTCGAACCGACTACAGACGACGCAGCGTACTTCGAGAAGAAGGCCAACGATCTTGATGAGCGCGCCGCAGAGGCTCGCGCTCAAGCAGCGCTGCTTCGAGACGCTGCGGTGATATATCACGAGCACCGACCGGCTGAACCCACCATGGACGGGGGAGACATACTAGCTGCGTGGCCAAAGGCCGCCACCGACGTGGGTCGCAGGGAGATAGCCGCGGGGGCCAAGGAAGTTCTCGGTTGTCCCGTTCGCGAGGACGGGAGCCGCATCCTATGAAGCACTGGTGCTGTCGAGACGTCCGCGAGGAGTTCGTCCACAAGCTCGCGATCGAGGAGTTCGTCGTCGATAAGACGGGCTGTAAAATGTTGGAAATAGTCGGCGCCACCTTCGTCGCCGACGAGCCGGCGATCTTCGGCACCGTCAATTGGGACTACGTCCAGCGCGAGATCGACTGGTACATAAGCCAATCGCTCAGCGTCAACGACTTCCCCGGAGGGGCGCCCGAGGTGTGGAAGGCCGTGGCCGGTGAGGACGGCCTCATCACCAGCAACTACGGTTGGGTGAACTGGCACCGCGATAACTACTTCCAGTACAACCACGCGTTGGAGGAGCTAAAGAAGAACCCGTACTCGCGCAGGGCAGTGGTCATCCACACACGCCCGAGGATCTGGCTCGAGTACAACGACAGGGGTCGCGGCGACTTCATGTGCACCAACGCGGTGCAGTATCTCATTAGGGACGGGAAGCTCCATGTCTTGGTGCAGATGCGCTCCAATGACGTAGTGTTCGGCTATAAGAACGACAGGGCGTGGGCTGAGTACATGCAAAGATACATGATCCGCGACCTCAACACGTGTCAAGACGCCGTCGTCGAGGCGGGCGACATCTACTGGCACGCCAGCAGCCTCCACGTATACGAGAAGCACTTCCACCTGGTGAAGGAATGAAGTCGTCTATCGACTGGGGAGACTTCCCCGCGCAGCTGATGGCCTCCGTTCAACGGGACCCCAACATACAGTGGATATACAGGATGATAGAGCGCGAGAGGGCGGAACATGAGCAAGTTGGTACTCGTCGAGACGATCAGCCAACACCGGATAAGGTACGTCGTGGACGTCGGCGACGCCGGCGACCCTGAGTGGGCTCTGGATACTGTGACAATGGATGAAGCGACGGAGGTCTCGCAGCTGCACCTTGGGGAGATGAGCGTGTCGCACCGGGTGATCGACGACGGGGAGTTCCTCCGCGTCTTCGACGAGGACAACGACTACCTGCGAGGCATTGAACCGGAAAGGAAGAGGGGGTTCATCACGGTCCTCGATCCCGACGAGTGCGGGCCGGACGTCATCGTACCGCAGGGAGACGCAGCGTGAGCGACTGCTGCTGGCCGATTGAGAAGGCGCTGAGGGACCTGGTGGAGAAGCTGGACCTCATAGAAAATGATCCCCAGTACCTAGCAGTGTGGGAATCGGCATTTATTCACGGCGCGCCCTACACCGGTCCCAGCTACGTCGAGGAGCTCGAGGCCGCGAAGAAGGTGCTGGAGGATCTCAATGCTTGAGAAGTGGGACGAACGCTTCCTCGGTATCGCAGCTCAGATCGCGACGTGGTCGAAGGACCCCTCGATCGGTGTGGGTGCGGTCGCCGTTAACGGTCGGCGCCAGATACTCTCGACGGGGTACAACGGATTTCCCCGGGGAGTCAAGGACACCGAGGAGAGGCTGATGCACCGCGAGTCAAAGTACGCCATGACGGTGCACGCGGAGATGAACTGCGTCCTCAGCGCAGCGTACAACGGAGTCTCCCTAGACGGCGCCACGATGTACGTCCATGGCGTGCCGGTGTGCGCCGACTGCGCGAAGTCCCTCGTCCAGGCCGGCGTGGGTCGGCTCGTCATGAGGTCGCGGTTTCCCATCTCCGACAAGTGGCTCGAGTCGTTCGTTGAGTACACCCAGGCCATGTTCCGGGAGGTCGGCATTGAGTGGGTGATGTACAACTTCGACAACGTGGAGATGAACGATACCCAGCACCCGCTGTACCGCGAGGCTAACACCGGCGCGCCGCTGCCGGAACACCTGTGCACCGGACACGACACACAGGAGCGGTACTTCTATCAAGACGGCGGCGCTTTCCGAGCGCGACCTTGATCGCTTTGAGAAGGGCGAGTGCGACTTCTATTGGTACACCAATGGTAGTGCGGATGTACGCGTTGCGTTCAATGATGTACCTCCTGAAGGATTTAGACGTGGCAGGTGCTGCGATAAGCGCGGACCACGAGGGCCCTATAAGAAGCGTGGTTCTCAATGATAAAGAATGTAGCAATAATTTTAGGTCGTGGTGTGGAAGGTTGTGGTGTAAGCAAGCACACCGCTGAGTTCTCCCGGTGGCTGAACGCAGCGGGCTACCGCTGCCGCGTCCTTGCGTCCAAGGAGAAGAACTACCCCCGCAAGTACTCCCACGACATCGACGGCCTCAGCCTCCACTTCTTCTCGCGCCCTCAGGAGATGCAGGAGGTGCTGGACGCGTGCAACCTCTCCGACTGCGTCGTCGTGAACTCCCTGCCTCCCAAGGACGCCTCCGTCGCGGAGGTGGAGAACTTCGCGGGACTGCTCGCGGCTATCAAGCCGCCAGTTGTGATGTACGTTCACGATCACAACAAGCTGTCCATCCTGCGCAACCGCTGCATGGACGAAGCGATGGCGCGGGCCAACCTCATCTTCGTCCACTCACGGAGCAACGACTTCTGCGCGATGCTGGACGACTGGGAGGGAGACGTCTCGGCGATCCTCGCGGGGGAGGACCGCAGCTCGAAGGCGGTCGCTGCGTTCCAGCCGGCGTTCGACTTCGACGCTGCCCGAGCAAAGTACTGGAAGCCCATCGAGGAGACGGACCCGCGCAGCCACAAGTGGGTGGGCCGCACCGTCCAATGGAAGGGATATCGCGAGTTCATGACCTTCCATGAGAATTTCATCCGGAAGGACCCGCGCTGCGTCTCCATGATGGAGGGGATCGACAAGTCTCCCGCTTTTCTGGACTTTAAGATGTATGCCCCGTTCGTCAACCACTGCAACTCGTCCCTGCCGTACCACGATGTCGACGTGGACGCCCACCGGGGAGGACCCGTCGTCGTCTTCTCCCAGTACGAGAACGACACCATGATGAAGAGGATGTCTCGCGCCGGCTTCGGGTACCAGCTGTCCCTCCTGAACCCCAAATACGTCGAGAAGTCCATAGAGTACACACATGCAGAAATAGCGTCGGTAGGTGTTGTGCCAGTTTTTAGGAAAAAGTTTGGTGATATTTGTCGTCACAGAATTTATGACGTGCCATTGACAAAGTGTCGCGACCATGGTACTATATGGTTTGATGATGACGATATGGCAGGCACGTGGGCGGAGATAAATAGAATTGCGTCCGACGATGTACTGCGCGATGAGATGCGTGAAAAAGCTTTTGCTTTTTATAAGCTCCATCAGGATTCTTCCTACGTCTTTGCTGATACGATGAAAATGATTGAGGAATTATGCTAACGATTGAACGGCTGAAAGAAAAAGTTAGCTACGATCCCGAGACGGGAAATTGGACACTTCTTCAGTCACATCACACGAAGCTTGTGGGAAAACCTGTTGGGCATCGTGGGTCGAATGGCTATTTTTTACGTTCACATAGACGGAAAGCAATATCTAGCGCATCGACTCGCTGTTTTTTATATGACAGGTGAGTGGCCTCCCCAAGTCGATCACAAACATTTTGATACATGTGACAATCGTTGGAACGAGATACGTACATGTACGCAAGGACAGAACCAACAACACCGTGGCAAGCTTCGAAATAATACATCCGGCTACAAAGGAGTGTGTAGTGACGGCAACAGACACAGTGCTTCGATAGCTTTTGACAACCAGCGCATACATTTAGGTACATTTGATAGCGCTGAAGAAGCGGCAGCCGCTTACAATAACGCGGCCCGTGTATATCATGGGGAGTTTGCACATTCATGACAGTGAGACACGCCTCCATAGTCCCCCTCATCGGCGGTATGGCCATGGGCGCCGAGCGTGCCTTCGGGACCCCTCCCGACGCCCTCATCTCCTACGAGGCCTTCGCCCCCAACGAGAAGCACCTGCTCCACTGGTACGACCAGCGCGGCGTGGACGTCCCTTACTACGTTCTGGACAAGGGAGGCGTCCCTCCCTCGGGAGTCCGCGTCGGTACGTACGACGCGGTGAACTCCACCTGTCCCTGTGCCGGTCTATCCACCATATCGCACGGCTACGGGGACGACAACCCCAACAACGTGTGGCTGCCCCTGGTAGCGGAGTACGTCATGGGTACCCTGAGACCCGACGTCTATTGGGGCGAGAACGCTCCGGGGTTCGCTGGCAAGATCGGCAAGAACATACGCGAGAACATGAGGCGTATCGGTGTGGACAACGGGTACACCATGACCGTGTACCGGACGAAGACACTCCTCCACGGACTCCCCCAGGTACGCGAGAGGTCCTTCTACTTCTTCTGGCGCGGTAACCGTACGCCGATCCTGGACTGGTACGACAGACCCTATCAGAAGATCGAGGACCTCATCACGGGGGTGACCTCCAACTTCCAGATGGAACCGATCAATCCCAAGACCCCGTCGAGGGACGACCCGATCTACCGTTACCTCCTCGAAGTCATACACCCGGGGATGACCCACCGGGAGTTCAGTCAGTCCCAACCCATCGTCACCAACCTGAAACAGATGGACGTCCTGTCCTACATCCAGAACCAGGGACACACCGAGGACGACATCGCCCGGTGGATGCGTGCCCAGGGACTGGACCGAGAGGCGGATAAGGCGGAGAGGCGCGGCGCCAAGCTCGCTGCGGGCCTCGGCATCATGAAGCGCAACACCTGCATCCCCCGCGACCACATCGGCGCCTTTGTCGGGCACTATCCCCATATGCTGGCGCACCCGACGGAGGACCGCTACATAACTTTTCGCGAGGCGATGACCATCATGGGCATGCCGGACGACTTCGAGCTGCTGGATCCCGAGAAGTCGTCCAACCACATATGCCAAAACGTGCCGGTGCAAACCGCCGCGGACATGTCCTCCGAGGTCCTAGCCTACCTGGAGGGGAGGAGGGAGACCACGAGCGCTCCCTACGTCTATCAGTTCAACGCCTCGAAGACCGTTAGGTACGAGGACGAGCCGGCTACACTGGAGGAGTTTGTGTCATGAGCGTTCTATGGGATAAGAACAAGGAACACAAGAACACCAACTTTGCGGTGCCGAGCGCGGGTATGTGCGGAAAAGCTGATGCGAACACCGCCGCGCCCTACAACGTGTACCACAACGACCTTCCCGCACGACACTTCGCCGCGGACCAGGCAAAGTCTGTCCCGCAGCGCGACATGTCCAAGCCCTTCACGGTCGTCGACCTTGGCAACAACATGTGCGACGTCGTCACCAACTACAAGTACCGCGAGGACGAGCTCGTCCGCGAGCTGCAGAAGTACATCGACGACACGTACCGCGGCCACTACGTCGGCGAGGACAACGTGCAGTCCTTGGACGTTATATTCTCCTCCGGCAACGGACGGGGGTTCACCGTCGGCAACGTTCAGAAGTACGCGTCGCGCTACGGCAAGAAGGGTGGGTACAACCGCGACGACCTGGTGAAGACGGCTCATTACGCGCTGCTGGCGCTGTACGTCCACGACAAGGAACAGGGTTCCACCCTCTCGAGCCCCATCATCGACGCGGTGCAGCAGCAGCTGCTGGACGCTGCGATCGCTGCTTCCAATACGTTTACTGAAGGGTCCAATGAGCTGGCGTCTCTTAAGACTATGGGCGAGGATGAAGAGGTCCTCGAAAGCGTGCCGGGTCGCTGGGTGCGAGAGGTTGACGAAGCGATCGCGAGGGACAAAGAGGAGACCAAGAAGCTGCAGTCGCAGTCGGCGGTGCAGGAGACCGTGAGGGTCCTTGATACACAGGGAGACAAGACGTGGTTTGGTCCGCCCCTGAGCCCGCGGCATGCAGCAGTGGGGGGCACCGAGCTCCTGAAGCTACGCGGCACCACGCGCATGAGCGACGACGGCACTCCGCGGATTGGCGAGGACGACGATCCCACGTGGGTAAGGCCCCCCGAAGTGGAAGCTGGAAAGATCGTTGTTCAGGTGGACGGCAAGCGCGTCTGCGAGCTGTACGGTACCCGCGACCTCAACGACTTCGAGATCAAGCGACGCGCCATGTGCGAGGTCGACGTCGAGAAGGAGATACACGGAAGGCCCGTCAAGGACATGGTGTACCTGCCCAACCGCGCCCTCAACATCGTGACCGGACGGCCGTGGATGCAAGCTGACGGCGCCGCGTGCTGTCCATAAAGGAGATCGACTAACATGGGATACAGAACCGGTCTGTCCAACAGCCAGTACTACGCGAACGCCGTTGAGATATACGACTTTTGGACGCAGGTCGCGAAGCTCACGCCTGAGCAGGCCTGCGGCATGCTGGCGCAAGCGGACGCCGAGAGCAGCTTGAATCCCACGGCGTTCGGGGACAAGAAGGGGGACGACTACACGGCGTGGGGACTGTACCAGATACACACCGACCGCGCCGCCGTCATCAAGGACGCGACCGGCGTCGACCTAACCACTCTCCCGAGCATCGCGGACCAGCATAAAGCGGTGTGGTGGGAGCTTACCAACGTATTGCTTGAAGAAAGAGCTTTGATTAAAGTCCAAGCATGTACGACAGCGTCGGAGGCAGGTTCGGTAGCCTGCCAGTACTACGAGCGCGCCGGAGCACCGGGACAAGCAGCGAAGCGGGCGCTGCGGTCGGAGCAGTGGTACGAGTACCTCAGCAGGAAGCCGAGCATGCGCTGGACCCAACCGCACGAGGCTCACAAGCACCCGCACGGCCACAAGCACTGATGAACTACCTACCCTACACGTACCTCGTGGGCTGGAGCGCGCTTGATCGTTGGTACTACGGCGTGCGGTACGCTGTTGGATGTAGTCCCGACGACTTATGGGTGACGTACTTTACGTCGTCTGAGGAGGTCGCTGCATACATAAGGCAATATGGTCCTCCAGACATTCGAGAGGTTAGGCGGACGTTTGAGGCTGCGGATAGTGCACGTTCGTGGGAGCATCGGGTGCTGCGACGGCTGCGGGTACGACACAACCCAAGGTGGCTGAATTGGAATGAAGGAAAGTGTCCGGTTCATGACTTCCCGCACACTGATGAAGTAAAGGCACATCTCAGCAGGAAGCAGCGTGAGTGGCTAGAGAACAATGAGCCTCAGGCTAAGGGAAAGAAGTGGTCCGATGAGTCTCGAAAGCGCAAGAGCGACTCACAGAAGGCGTTTTGCCAGAGTGAAGATGGTAAGCGTATCTTAGCAGAGACTGGTAAGAAAGTGTCGGCAAAAACCAAGGGCATTCCACGTCCATGGGCTGCTGAGACAGGAAGGAATCCTGAGAGAATCAGGAAAGCCGCGAAAAAGAATCGCGGACAGAAGCGTTCCCCTGAGACAAGGGCTAACATTGGTCTTGGGCGGAAAAGATATTTTGAAAGGATAAAAAATGGTGGAGATAAATTGCCCAATTGAACGTCTGCGCGAGCGGAAACTTTTTGTGGCTACGCCGATGTTTGGGGGCGCTTGTTCGGGAATGTTTTGTAAGAGCATTTCGGACCTTACTTCGCTCTGTAACCAATATGGGATACAGATGCAGCTGTATTTTTTGTTCAATGAGAGTCTCATTACAAGAGCCAGAAATTATTGCTGCGATGAATTTATGCGGTCTGAATGTGGACATTTGTGCTTTATCGACTCCGACATCGGATTCTCCCCGCAGGACGTCCTCGCGCTCATGGCTCTTCAGGTTCAGGACCCCAAGTACCACATCATCGGCGGGCCGTACCCCAAGAAGTGCATCTCGTGGGAGAAGATCAAGCACGCGGTGGACAAGGGCGTGGCGGACCAGGACGCTACTGTCCTCGAGAAGTTCGTCGGGGACTACGTGTTCAATCCCAAGAGCGGGCAGGCGCAGATCCCCCTCAACGAACCCGTTGAGGTCCTGGAGATCGGGACCGGATTCATGATGGTGCATAAAGAAGCTATGCAAACGTTTGCAAATAGCTATCCCCAGTACATGTACAAGCCCGATCACGTGCGTACTGAACACTTCGATGGGTCGCGAGAAATAATGCAGTTCTTTCAGGCGGAGATAGATCCCGTCTCCAAGAGGTACCTCAGCGAAGACTACTGGTTCAGCCAGAAGGCGCAGCAGGCCGGCATGCACTGCTGGTTCTGTCCGTGGATGCACCTGCAGCACGTAGGCAGCTACATCTTCGGCGGATCCCTGGCTGATTTGGCCAGCATCGGCGTCGCGGCGACCGCTGACCCGGGTGCCTTGGGTAAGGACAAGCGACAGCCGAATAGAGGAGCACCGCGCGTGGGTGCGATGCCCCCGGTTATGACTCCTACTCCCCTGATTAAATCCGACGAGCCAGCGAAGCCCCCGAGCCGTCGCGATCAAATGGACGCGGCGATCTTAGAGTCGCAGAAGCCGGCGAAGTCCAAGCGCGCGGGTCGACGCGCAAAGGGTTGACACGGGCGCGTTCGGGTGATATAATCTAACCATGGAATTGGAGT